AATATCCGGATCTTCTGCCGGCGCGTTAGTGGCGGTATTGACACCGTTACCGTCTGTCATGAAGGGCACAAAATAAACGCCCTCACTCTCCCTGTTTTTATACCCGCCGTACACGGTGTCGTACTGGGTAGCGTATGTATTTTTCCAGTAATACGTCGTGTCACCACAAACCCACGGCACATCTGCAGCACTGCCACCATGGCACTGCGCGTTAAACACGGAGAGGTCAGCACGAAACTGTGTCAGCATGGCTGTAAACAGCGCAGGTTGCTGTGCGTGGGTGGCGGCGCTCATGTCAAACTCTCCCTGCATCCAGCACACCGCCAGCAACACATTTTTCGGGTTCTTCTGTAATGCAGCTTTAGTGCGCGCAATCAGGTCCTGATATAACGGTTTACCCACACCCCAGCGTGCCGAATCCTGGCTGGCCCCCGTGTCCGCACTGAATGTCCCCTCCGCGCCCTGGGTGAATGCCGAACCACCACGACAGCATGGTACCAGCAGGATCCCCGCGTTATTCGGGATATACGGGAGCAGTTTTTTGGCAATATGTAAGCCCTGGCCGACACAGCCGTACTGCCCTTTGCTCAGGTCTGCCTTCGGATGATTCAGCGTACTCATATCCTGCACATCATGCAGGCAGTGGTCGGCCGGAATAATATCGTTATATCTGCATGCAGCCCCACCCGGCGTAACTGTACTGCGGCGCGCCAGCTGTTTAATGCGCGGATCCGGAGCATCGTATGAATCCGGCAGCGGAAGCCCTTCACCGTAAGCCATGGCATTGGACTGCCCGGCCAGTACGATGACGTAGTACCAATCCGGCTCAGTTGCACCACTGACCACCACATCACCTTCTGCTGTAATCGCCTGCATCAGGGTATAAGGGGTTATGGCCACCGGACTACCAAACGGCTGCCAGCCCTCTTTCAGTTTGTGTGTCAGCTTTTCCGCAAGGTCTGACGGCGACGCCGCCCTGACAACATCATAATGTTTAATCGACATCGAATTTCTCCCGTGTACAGGAACAGAGTTAAAAAGCCGGAACCGGAATCAAATTACAGGATGGCCACCTGCCAGTGGCTGGTCGTAAAAAAAAGGCCACGCCATGCGCAGCCGGAAATAAAGGGATAACGATGATAGTTTGAGAAAAACAGAAACAACACTTTTGCGGCAAAGCATGGTGCCGGGTGCCTCCCGGTGAATTCAGTATCAGCACCTGAATCCGCGATTATCCCATATACCTGGTTGCTGATCGCCCCTCCGCACAGGGGGATTCACCATGCAGTAGTATTTTTAATAAACAGCAAATAAAAAAATCAAGCATTATGCAGGCTGTTCTTTTTATCACCGGCCACAGCAATACCACAATGCCGCAGACCAGCACCCCATCCGCCAGCACCGACATGATTCTGCTGGTGAAATCCACCATCACCACCAGAAACAGCAGGAGTGCAGCCACAGCCAGGCGCAGTTTTACCGTCACTGGTGATTCTCCAGACGAAGACCCAGAACACCGGCAATCTCTTCCAGCACCTTGCGCTCTTCCGGCTCAATTTCGCCGTCTGCCTCCGCAATGGCCACCGCCACATCCAGCACATCTTCCGCTTCACGCGTATCGTGTTTCACATCTTCAATTTCACGCAATGCCGCTCGACGACCAATTTTAAAGTTCGTATCCAGCTGACCGATAATGGTTGCGCTAATCGCATTAATTTCTGACGTAAACGCGGACAACGCAGGCTGGTTACGCAAGATCTGCTCGATCTTCGCTTTCTCTGAAGCCTCACATTCACCATCTGCATAGGCCACCAGATAGGCAGCATTAATAACCGCCTGTGCCAGATCACGTTTCTCAAACTTTTTAATTTCCACTGCCGCTCGGCGGGCTTTTTTACCAAAAATACCAAACATCGTGACGTTCCTTTGGGTGGGTGAGCCAACGCCCGGGAGCGATCTGCCCACAGAGAAAGTCACACTGACCACTCCGTAAGCTCACCCCCGAAAGGCTCTGTGGTTGATATGCGCCGGGCGTGGCGCGGATACAAAAAAGGCCGCCAATAGCGACCTCAGTTACGGGATTATTCTGGGGTTAAACGACTGTTACTCCCCCAGACAAAATCATCACTTCCTGTTCGATGCGAGCCATAGTGAACCTCGTACTTATCTCCCATCTTTCTTGCTTCCGTTTCTGCGTCTTCCTCTGTCGCAAAAACCCCAACAAGATGCCAGGGCGAGCTTCTTACCACAGCCCAACCTTTAACCCATCCTTTGTTGTCCTTATCTTCCATTAACACTTCAGAAACAAACATATTTATCTCCTTGTGGGTACCCAGAGATATTTTATGATTGCTCCCGGTCAGATCAATAAAGTGGCTTCAATTTTGCCTTAATGATCAAATCAGGGTGATTGACGGAATCGTACACCACCTCAATATTTTCATCCGTGGCGTCGATAAGATATTCTTTTACATAAGGACCTGTTGATTTTCCATGAAATACATCTTCAACAAGTACACTCTCCCCCTGAACAACACGAAAACTAACTTCTGTTTCGAACGGACCAATCGTCACCATCAGTTTTTTCACATAGCCTCCTGATAAGCACTCGATTTATTAGTTAATGGTGTAACGCAGATACAAAAAAAGGCCCGCAAAAGCGAGCCAAGTAAATAAATATGGCGCGTTGTACTGGATTCGAACCAGTGACCGATTGCTTAGAAGGCAATTGCTCTGTCCGACTGAGCTAACAACGCATGATGCTGATAATGGACCGCCATCGGGAACTTGAACCCCGCACAGCCAGCTTCGAAGGCTGACGCTCTATCCCGATGAGCTAATGGCGGTATGTGATGGTGGCCCTTGCTGGATTTGAACCAGCGACCTGGCGATTATGAGTCGCTCGCTCTCACCACTGAGCTAAAGGGCCGGGCGCAGGATAATAACGGTACGTAACTAATTCTGCAATATCATCCGTTCTGACTGACTACATTCTGAACTTCCCTGACCGTCTGCTCAAAACGCCCGCTCTCCAGCTCAACGCCAATTGCACGACGCCCCAGCGCCATTGCTGCTTTGACGCTACGGACATAAAAAAGCCAGCCACTGGGGGAGGCTGGCGAAACTCGTAGAGCAAAAGTGTTGTTACACTAACTTCGTCACAGGGTTATCCTGCAATACTCAAAATACACAATATTTACAAAACTAATAGTATACAAGGCGATCTTTAAGATTTTGTTATTAATTGTGGTCGCACCTTCCTTTCTGTGTACTTTCCGTATAGCTCACAGGATTCTGGGTACAAAAAAACCCGCGCATCGGCGGGTTCTTAAATCTTATCAACGGTAGACATACAAAGCCCATCATTGGGAAAATCTTATCCATATTTTTTGAAAAATGCAAGCATCATGTCGTCATCTTCGGCGAAAACCATTTATCTTGTCACCTTTCTCAATTGTATCTCTGCATATGCTTCTTCCTGCCAGCACTTTGTAACCAGTTTATCAATGACATCTGCATATCCTTTGTACCACTGATAATCCGTCAGGTCTGGTACCAGCTTCTGGACATGAAGCCGCGCCAGTGTGGTTGGTAAACTGCTAAACCGGTTTCCATTGCAACGCCCACAAACCTTATAAACAGGCGTGCCATGAAGCCGGGTTCTTTTTTCATCCAGGACAATACCTTTACCCTTGCACCCTCTGCATGCTGTGCTGACTTCTCCCTTACCATGACAATGCTGACATAGTTCCTTCACCCACTCTTCCTTAATAACAGATTCCCCGCTTCTGGAGTGTTTCACCACCTCGCGCAATACATTATGAAATCCAGTACCAGCACAATGCTCACAGCGAGCCTTACTTGCCGCAGACCTGGAATAATCAGCAAAGGCAAAATTCACAAGGTAAGGAATGATCTGTAGCCGGGTTTCTTCACTCAATTTATTCAATGTCGGGTTATCCAGTGCCATCGCGTAATTGAGCAGACCTTCAATCGCAAACTGAGGATCCTGAACACCAACTTTTGCCAGGAATAAAGCAAACCCAAGCGGTGCTTTTGACTGCACCATCCCCTGCGCAGCCATCACATCCGTAATTGTTAAACCACCAGAGCCTGTCGCCGGTGCGTCATCGCTCAGTTTTGGAGATTTCGGGGAGTAATATTTCGGTAAGGCTTCAAGGTTCATGCTCGTTCTCCACTTACGCCAGTACGCCAATTGCCAGCGCACGATCGATAAAACGAAATATCAGCTCCAGCTGAGAGCCATACTTCTCTTCAAATGCCACGGTATCCGCATGAAGCTCGTTGTGATGCTCCCGACACAGCGGTAGCGTGAAAATATCGTGAGATTTTGTCCCCATTCCGCCCTGACCATGACCAATCAGGTGATGGGGATCGTCGGCTGGCTTACCACAACACGCACACGGCTGTGTCTTTACCCAGCGTGTGTATTTCTCATTTACCCAGCGGCGACGTTTAGGTCGTTTCATGAAGGATTCCGGAGACTCCGGATCAACGGCAATGCTGACCACCGTCTTTTCCTGTGGTGGGTTCTGTTGCTGGTGGGTGTGAGACGGTAGCGCAATATTTTTTGTGCGCTGCTTCAGTATGCTGGTGGCGGTCTGTTCTCCCGGTATGATGTCGCTTTCACGGTATACGGAGCGGATTTTTTCCGCACGCAACCCCAGCGAACGACGTAATACCGCTTCCGGTAGCGCGTCCGCCACCTGATTGCGGACCGCCCACCAGGATAATTCAGCCAGCGATAATTCCCGTTCCTGTATGCCATTCATTGCGTGGCGGATGACGTCAATCATCCATGCTGACAGGTTTTGTTGAGCAAGTTGCTCGAGTGATTCTGATGTCTGGTCGCGCAGCTGGTTGTCACAGTGCCAGCACAACACCATCGCGCCGGTACCATAACGGTGAATGACTGTTTCGCTGTGATGATAATCGCCGTGTGGCCACTGGCAGGATTTCACGTGACGTAATAACCAGTCAGACAGTGCACCTGCACCACCTGCTGCACGAATAACCCGCTCATCGCTGAAAAATGGCAGTAATGTTTTATCCTCTGCCAGCGGCTGGCGAACGGCAGGAACGACTCCGGACGGCAGACCGCGCATGTTTTTCGGTTCCGGCTCCACCAATATTCTGCCGTTATGGAATACTGACATTGATTCACGGCCTGGCTTAACGATAACCAGACCGAGTTCCGGTACCAGAACAGGTCGAAGTAATACCCGCACGTTACCTCCAGATGCGCTGCTGGAATGTGCGGGACGGACGCGGTGGGCGTTCGGAATAAGGGAGCCTGGCGGAGATTATCCAGTGACGACGATCGAAGCTGAGATCTTTCTGAAACTCGTAACCACGCCTGCGGTAACACTGGATCAGCCATTCGGCCTGTTCTTCAGTGCATAGGGGATGCTGGAACCAGTCGGTTTTAAATACGTGCGAACACCGTCCTTGCCTACTGGCAAGGGCGGCAGAATTGTGCAATCTGCTATCGTGCGCCATCGGGATCTCCGGTGGCACGGTGTTTCTCAGCGACGGTTCAAGTCAGCCTGATTTTATAGCTGCTTCTGAATATCATCAACAGGTAATCCTGCCAACTCTCTTACCTCAGAAAGAAGAGAAAGGCTTACAACAACCTCATTACTTCGCATAACAAAACCACATTGAAAAGAACCATCACTGTTTCTGTAAACAACAACCGGGCGCGTGCTCTCATAAAACCCCGGGATCAAACTGGCTGGGATTTTCACAACACCTCCTGACGTAAAGGAAATGAAATGCATTATCGCTTCTCTCGGACTATAACCATGAAAAGAGACGCATTTCACTCAGTAAATCTGAGGATTTTATGCGCAAGAACAATGACTTTTTCTGTCTGCCGTTTATACAATCTGAATTACGTCTGTTTTTTGAACACCGATAAATCAGCAAGCATTCTCAAATAAAGATTGCCTCCATAGTCCACATGGTGTAACACTATGTGTTATATAAAATGCAGAGGCAGGTATGCGAATTTTCAAAAACGCCTGGTTTGAACGTTTCGCTCGAAAACATCGGATTTCCGATAAATCGCTGCGCAAAATCGTGGAGCAGGCCGATAAGGGGATCATATCCGCAAATTTGGGTAGTGGTGTCATTAAACAAAGATTAGCCCGAAGTGGTGGCGGAAAATCAGGCGGTTACCGGACAATAATTTTTTACCGCGTTGCAGAAAAAGCCTTTTTCATCTACGCATACGCAAAGAATGAACGAGAGAATATCACTGCTATAGAGGAAAATGCTTTTCGAAAAGCCGCTCCCCATGTCCTCAATCTTACTGATGAACAGCTGGCACAATTGATTCAACAAGGCCAGTTCACGGAGGTACCCAATGAGTAAAAATTACCGCAGTGATGCACTTGCATCTGTACATGAAATGATGGAGTCACTCCATGATATCGGTGCAATCACAAAACAAACTATGCGCGAATTCGATGAAACTTGTCTTCAGCCTGCGCCGGTAATGTCTCCGGAAAGGATCCGTGCACTGCGAGAACGAGAGCATCTGTCTCAACCTGTTTTTGCCAGATACCTCAACGTCAGTAAAAACCTGATATCAGACTGGGAACGAGGAGTGAAACGCCCGGGAGGTGCAGCTCTTCGGCTTCTTTCAGTTGTCGAGAAAAACGGGATCCAGGTAATATCCTGATATTCTAATACAACAAAACCCGCCGAAGCAGGTTAAGTGCGGGTGCGTTGAGGATGCCTGACACATCAGAGGTGGCGAGGGATTTCTCCCTCGCCAGGTCTCTTACTCCTCAGGTTCGTAAGCTGTGAAGACAGCGACCTCCGTCTGGCCGGTTCGGATTCGTACCTCGCAGAGGTCTTTCCTCGTTACCAGTGCCGTCACTATGACGGTTAAACAGATGACAATCAGGGCGATTAACATCGCCTTTTGCTGCTTCATAGCCTGCTTCTCCTTGCCTTTCGGCACGTAAGAGGCTAACCTACATGTGCAAAGCATGAAATTGGCCTCAGATTAATGTTAAGCGTCCTGCAAGACGCGTAATGTTAACTGGGGCTTTTCTCTGTCTGCCTTACGGCGGCATGCCCGAGGCAGACAGCCTCAAGCACCCGCAGCAATTCTACTTAACTCTTCTTTCCCCGCAAATCATTTTATCCCCGATGGTAATGTTCTCCCGATATGGGAATTCCCATATCAAGGTTAACTCAATCGGTTAAAGCTCCATTAATTTTCCGGCCAGTTCATCTCGTGGCATTACCAGCCATCCGCGCGATTTAAGCAAAGCCAGGGCTTCTTCAACCGTCACCAGCTGGCCAGGCGCATAACTTCGGATGAAGGCGGTTTTATCGTCACGGATCGCCAGGTGAAAATCGATATTCATTTTTCCCATAGCCCGCTCTTTCTCGTACTGGTTGAAGTAACTGTCTTCGAGTTTTTCGAATACTTCCCACGCCTGATCGGTTTCGAGCATTTTTGCATGACGGGCTGCTCCGCGTTCTGTCCAGAGGATGAGAGTGCGGGTTTTGGGAGAAATTTTCACCTCATTTTGCGACTCGTTTAAAACTAGTCGCAAATTTTTGAGCTCATCACCAACAGCTTTAAAGAAGTGTTTTCCCTCAATAAATCGAGATTTATTTTCATGGTGATTCTGCTGTATACGGATTGCTTCTGTTCCGTAAAGGCGGGCGAGTAACTCAGTTGTGATTACAGGAATCTGGTTATAAGTGACAGGGGAAAGGTTTTTGACAGTAACTTGAGTCGTCATGATAACGCCCTCTGGTTGATGAATTTAACTATCACCACCTTCAGGTCTCAATCATCAGGTGGCGAGACGTACAGGGTTGAGACTACCGGATCAACCAACCGGCCAGCCTTTCGGCTGCCCCATACGCCTCACCATAATTCAGATGTGCGTGCGCATACGACAATAAAAAACACGCTCGCGGCGTGTGTCTGTCGCGGTTGAATATCCGGGGTCTCAATCCCGACGGTCAACTCGACCGTGCGGTGAATATAGCCCCGGATTAGTAATTACGTCAACCCCAGCGGCAAATCGAATAAACCACCAGCGCTACCGCCATTGCAACTCCTGCCGTTACGAATGCCTCAGGCCAGGTCATCGTAAACTATCCTCAGCGCCAATCAGTCCGTTTCGCTTCAGGCAGTCCATCGCTTTATACGGTAATTTGGCTGACAGGCGAAAATCACCCTGCAGCATCAGGCTTATTCCCTTATCCCGGGCTTTCGCTCTGACCGCTGCCTCGCTACGACCAATCAGACTGCCGATACTTTCGACAGTCATCGTTCCCGCGCACTGCCGGAGTATCAGAATTTCAGCCCGGCACCACGTCTTCCACCCACTCACCGCTGCTGTTCTCTGGTGGCGGTAATATCCCGGAGAATATCCCGGCACTTGTTCAGCTCCCGCAGCGCGGCGCAGACTCGCTCCCACTTCTGAACCTGACCTTTTGCCCGGCGCAGCTCGCGGTTAGCCACATGCAGCGATGGTAAAATCAGCCCATCCGGATGCTTTCTGGTGAACGACGGCTGTGACTGCACTGTGACCGCCACACTTTCCGTTTTTATTTCTTCCTGTGTTTCCGCTTCCCGGACTGGTAACGCAACACATGCTGGCTGAGGAAAGGCTTTACCATCGGTTTCCGCTACGGATGCAGCTTCCGGCTCTGCCGGTAAATCAGCGCCCGGTATGCAGTAACGAAATTTACCGTTCTGATTTACGCGTGCCAGGCGCCCCGTTGCTGTTACGACCGCCAACGTGGAAGCAACCTTGCGAATGCTAACACCGAACTTATCCGCCAGTTCCTCACACGTTTTAGCCCCATCCTGACAGATAAACTCAATCATCATGTCCGCGGTAACTTTTTGTTCGACCTCCCCGGTCAGCACATCCGGTACTTCAGACTGTGCTGGCTGTTCTTCGGTTACCCCGGATTCACCTTCACCAGCCAGAAACCAGGTGTGACCCGTTTTATCAACAACGCCATTTTTTTTGAGTTCCCACAGTTCGTTGAGAACTTCTTCACGGCTGATATCAAGCCGCGCCGCCAGTTCAACAGAATTGGCTTTACCCATCGTTTTCAGTGCATGCAATACGGTTTCCATTAAAACTTCCTCCGGATAAAAATTACTTCTCAGTTCCTGTGCTGGCTGACGTTCGGACGCCAGCTCTCCCAGTTAAACGTCACCCAGCGACCACCGTTCATGGACATGCGGTCCATCACCCGCTCGCCGAGAAGTGTATTCATCGCTGCATGGTTAAGATTTGTCAGCATCCCCACACTGAGTAACGATGCCGTTCTGCGGTCAACAATCTGATTCAGCGTGACCTGCTCATTACGCGTATCCCGTTGCATGCCAATTTCATCCAGTACCAGCAGGTCAACGCCACACAATCCCTGCAAAAATTTTTCGCCCGAGTTTTTGTTGTCGTAGCTGCCATGTAACGCCAGCATCACATCCGCCACTGTTATCACAATCACACTGCGACCTTTCGCCAGAAGGTGGTTGCCAATAGCCGCCGCCAGGTGGTTTTTTCCTGTGCCAGGCCTGCCACTGAAAACAAAATTCGTACAGCCGCCTTCCAGCTCTGCCGCAATGGATTTCGCCTGACTCAGGGCATGGCGCTGACCATCGTTCTGCACCCGGTAGTTACCGAACGTACACTTCCGGTGAAGCGGCTGGATACCGGAGCGGTTAATGATTTTTTCAACCCGCGTCTGATGATTCAGACGATTAACCTCCTCGCTTCGCTTACGCCCTTCAGCAAGCTGCCATTCCCGCCACTCCGTCACCGTACGGTACGGAGGGATTGCATCCTGCGGCACAAATCTGCTGACTCTTGCCAGAACACCACCTGACGTAATGTTTTTCATGATGCGCTACCCCCTGAAACCCGGCGGAATTTCGGTATCCGGTTCAGAAATATGATTCACGCAACGCTGCGCGGGACCACGCCACAGTCGAATAACCAGTTCATCCCATTTCTCACGGAGTTTTTCCGGGCTCTTGATGTTTTTTATCCAGAACGGATCCCGTTGTGCCCGGCTGAACATTTCGCAAATTTGTCTGTGACTTCTTCCATCCAGCATCCGCATTGTGCGCACGTCATTGGCCCACGCCGTCCAGTTGGGCTCTTTCGGTCGCGTGATCTCACCATCGTCACTGGCAGCCTGTTCGTACAGGTTTACAACCCGCCCCCAGATCCACTGCGCACATGTCAAATCCTCCCGGGTTCCCCACTGGCGTTTTTTCACGCTGAACACAACTGCATCAGGATGGCGGGTTAAAAACGCCTGTTCAGCCGTCAACTCGTCCGGTTGCGAAGCGTCCGGACAAGAGAGTTTTTTATTCTCTGTTGTATTCTCTGTTGTATTCTCTGTAGGATCATCGGGCCATTTTGACCTGATGACATTGGGCCGTTTTGAACCAATGGAACGTTTCATTTTGACCTCTTCCATCGTGTCATTTTGACCTGATGGAGTGGCGCATTTTGACCCGATGGATTCGTTCACTTTGCCATCATCTAAAAGCGCGCTATCGTAGTTAATTGTGTAAAAATTAGTCATATCACGCTTCGATTTATTGAGCTTTTCGCTACGCAAAAGCCCCAGCGCTTTCAGACTTGCAAACGCACGCTTTAACGTTGACTCTGACCAGAACGGAAACTGTTCCAGCCATTGTTCCGTTGTGTTGTAAATCCAGCGAACGCCATCACATTCCATGCCGGAACTGGTATCCCTCAACCAGTAATGCAGTTGCTGCAACACAATGGCTTCGTTTAAACCAATCTTCATCGCCAGCTGTGTGTTTATAACCAGCGGGCGTTCAGCAAAAAGAAGGCTCATAATTCCATCCGGCTTTTTGTTGGTACTGGTGACGATAGGCACGCTTGAAAGCGATTGCTTTTTCTATAAGCTCGTCTGTCTCACGTTCCACAACAGCTGGATCTGCAAAAAGCAGCCCGGACTCCACCACATCGCCATATTCTTTGTTTAACCCGGCAATCATGTACGTAATGCTTTTTCCGTCAGTAATTTCGCGGTACAACCTGAAATCACTAATCCGGATAGCCTCCATAATTGCCGGAATCAGCGCCGTGAATTTTTCACGCTTATCCCTGGTGTCGATAGCCTTCCAGCGTTCGAATATCTTCACCCGGTTAACGCCCAGTGCCCGTTGATCAACCTCGCCATCATTAAACGTGATGCGTTGAACATCGATGTTCGGGCGTTCTTTCAGAGCCCAGAATGCTTCCGTGATTAATATCGTCGCCTGTTCCTGTGTCATTCCTGGTCGGCACACCCAGGCATCCAGAGCCTCACAAACCTGTTCAGGGGTGATTTTCATTGTTCAACCGCCCCGCCCGCTTTGCCTTACGATATTCGTCATAAACTTTGGGGTCGTACTGAAGTTCCCCGCCGGATGCCTCTTGCAGGCGCATCGCGCGACCTTCAGGTACTAGCTCCCCTTTCCAGCTATAAAGCGAAGCCAAACGAATACCAGCAGCTTGTGCAAGTTTTGTTTTTGAACCGAAATACAAAAGTGCGTCAGTTTTAAGCATTTAAAGCACCTTGATTGTTAGCCATGACTAACCAAATAGATGTTAACAAAAACATAGTCAATAAGATTTAGCATTAGCTAACTATGGATACAAAAAATTTAACCATTGGCGAACGCATTAGATATCGCCGAAAAAACCTCAAATACACCCAAAGGTCTCTTGCTAAAGTCCTGAAAATTTCTCACGTATCGGTTTCACAATGGGAGCGGGATGATAGCGAACCTACAGGAAAGAATCTTTTTGCCCTCAGCAAAGTACTGCAGTGCTCGCCAACATGGATTCTATTTGGCGATGAAGACAAGCAGCCATCACCACCTATTGAGGAGCCAGTTGCTCTATCCCCCAAAGAACATGAGCTCCTTGAGCTTTTTAATGCATTGCCTGAATCAGAACAGGATGCTCAGCTCACCGAGATGCGCGCCCGAGTAAAAAATTTCAACAAACTCTTTGAAGAGTTATTAAAAGCCCGTCAACGAACAAACAAAAGATAACGCAATCAATGCGTTATCTTTTTCGTTGCCCAAAATGTTAGTCATGGCAAACAAAAATACTTGACCAAATTGTTAGTCATGGCTAATCTTGCTTGCATCAAGACACCGCACGGTGTTCTCAGCAAACAGTTCCGCTACCCCGGCGTTAAGGGGAAATGAGGTCAACATGGATACGCTCAATCTTGGCAACAACGAATCTCTGGTATGCGGAGTATTCTCCAACCTGGACGGCACGTTTACCGCGATGACGTATACCAGAAGCAAAACGTTTAAAACTGAAGCTGGCGCGCGTCGCTGGTTAGCCAGAAACACTGACTGATGAGGTTGACGATGGAATTTAAAGATTTACCTCCTTCAATCCAGGAGATTGCAGCACACACACTTCGTCATCGTCTGAACGAACTTGAATTGGAATCGGTAACGAAAAAAGACACTGATAATATGGCTCGTAATGTGCGCGATGCGTTTACCGGATTGTATTTCTGTGCGTCTATAAATAAACACGACTCAGAGAGTGTGGCAAATAAAATTGCAGAAACGACAGCGCAAAACATCAATACGAAACCAACGGAAGAAGAAATTGATCAGTTTGCTCATGATGCTGGTTTAAAAAACAAGAAAGAAAAATCGCCATATGCGGGGAACATGTTTGTTTATGACAATCTCATCAGAATTCGTGGCGAAATTCCGGCGGAATACCTGGCAAGAGTCCATCAGGCATTGCTTAAAAATTTGGAAACAGAATTATTTGATGGCAACACTAACGGTTTCTTCATGGTATCAGGCCTTGAGAAAGACTGGGATGCAGAAAAACGCTGGAATGTTGCTACATGGTTATTCAGTAACAGAGCCGCTGCACTGGAAGCTTCGGCATGTATTTGCGGCCTGTTCTTAACAGACCACAAATATAATCTGGATGTGTACAGTTATATTTACGCTGAACACGGTCCACTCTGGATTGACTGGTAATTATAAGGAAACACCAGCAGGGCCGCGGCGACCAACAGAACGATTAAAATCAATAATGCCATTATAAAGGACATTATTTAATTTATCGTCGAATGCTGATTCTGTGAGCCTCAACTCTGAATGAGTTTTTAATAACCCTGATTGCCTGAGTTGATTTACCAGGCATTCAATCTGTTTTTCAATAAGCGGATTTCTTTTTTGTTTGGCATTTTATCCTCCATTGAGGTTCTGGGTTAAAAATGGAGACCAACACGCTGTCACGTGTGGTCGTGCGCCGGACACGGATAAGAATCCGGTACTGACAGTTTACTGAAAGGATATTTCCCTGAAAAGTCAGTGCATAACGCGAAAGCGTACGGCGAAGCTCTTTCCCTTAGAAGGCTTGTCGTTAGATTTCTTCGAACGTGCGCTTCCGGTTGTGGCACTCCGCGAAATGGCGCGGCGGTAAGTATGGCGGGGTTATTCCTTCCCCATTGAGGACACCGGGTTGTCAGGTTGACCATACGCTTAAGTGACAACCCCGCTGCAACGCCCTCTGTTATCAATTTTCTGGTGACGTTTGGCGGTATCAGTTTTACTCCGTGGCTGCTCTGCCGCCCTTTTTAAAGTGAATTTTGTGATGCGGTGAATGCGGCTAAGCGCACGCGGAACAGTTAAAACCAAAAACAGTGTTATGGGTGGATTCTCTGTATCCGGCGTTAATTGTTAACTGGTTAACGTCACCTGGAGGCACCAGGCACTGCATCACAAAATTCATTGTTGAGGACGCGATAATGGAAACGTTATTACCAAACGTTAATACGTCTGAAGGTTGTTTTGATATTGGTGTTCTGCTCAGTAACCGGGAGTTTACTGAAGATGCCATTAACATGAGGAAATATGAGCCTTATCTGCTCAATGATAATTCCATACTTTCCCGAATTGCTCTTCTTGAACTTGGTATTTTCGGAGAACGTCAATGACTTCAGCATTTGCACTGATGATGACGGTTTTTCTTATAACGGGTGAATCACAGAATGTGATTACCGGAATTTATGCCAGTAAAGAATCCTGCCTCCAGGCAAGAGACGAGCAAAAAATTTCTGGTGAATGCCTCCCGGTAAAAAAAGTATCGCTGTACCTGAATAACGAAACACCGGCTGGATAACCCTCCAGCCATATTAACACCATACCAACGGATTAAAAATGCCAGCAATGGCAGGGATTTGTTCACCCTTAAATCTGTAATGAGGTTTATCAATGAGCACTGATAAAGAAGAATTTGCGCTATATTGCGAAGCAAAAAATGACAAAGTCAGAAAACGTCTGGGAATTAAAGGTGGTTTTTACTGGACTACAGCAAAAAATTATCTGTTGCCATCTCCCGCTGCATTACCGCAATGGATGACAACGATTATGATGAAGACGACTTTAAAAAACCCGTTCGCGTCCATTTACCCGTTGTGAATGACCTTCCACCTGAAGGCGTGTTTGATACCGAATTCTGCAACCGATACGAAAAAGGCGGGGAAGATGGCATTACAATGGTATTTATCGCGCCCTCTCCCTCCGTGCAGGAGAAACCAGCCAGTACTGACAATACCAACGTCAACGGCGAAGACATGACGGAGATTGAGGAGAATATGCTCCTGCCGGTTTCTGGTCAGGAGCTGCCCATTCGCTGGCTTGCGCAACACGGCAGCGAAAAACCAGTAACGCACGTTGCACGGGAAGAACTTCAGGCATTACATATAGCACGGGCGGAAGAACTGCCGGCTGTTACTGCCCTGGCCATTTCTCACAAAACAAAGCTGCTCGACCCGCTGGAGATTCGCGACCTTCACAAACTGGTACGCGACACTGACAAAGTTTTCCCTAATCCCGGTAATTCAGACCTGGGACTGATAACTGCTTTTTTCGAGGCATACCTGGACGCTGACTACACTGATCGGGGTCTGCTGACAAAAGAGTGGATGAAAGGAAATCGTGTTTCGCGTATCACCCGTACGGCTTCCGGTGCAAATGCCGGTGGCGGGAACAAAACCGATCGCAATCCGAATTTAGTACACACCTTCGATACGCTGGATGTGGAGATTGCAGCAGCCACACTTCCGATGGATTTTAATATTTATGAAATTCCGGGCAGCGTTTATCGTCGCGCAAAAGAAATCGTCCTGAAAAGAGAAAGTCCGTTCAAAGAATGGTCCGCAGCACTTCGCGCAACCCCGGGTATTCTGGACTATTCCCGCGCCGCTATTTTTGCACTTATCCGGAGCGCTCACCCTGAGTTTTATCACTACCCGGGACGCCTTCAGGGGTATATCAACGCCTACTTAACGGAGACTGATCACGAGAACCCCAGCAAGGAAACTCTCACTGCTGCACGACATACACCGGAAAAAGATATCCTGGAAGAAGTTAACCGCGAACTGTCTGCTAAGCAGGAAACAGAAGAAGAAGAAAATGATGAAGAAAAACCGCAACCATCTTGCGCAATGGCAGATGAACAGGCAACGGCTGAAACAGTGGAACCGGATGCAACTGAACATCATCAGGACACGCAGCCGCTGGATGCTCAGTCACAGGTAAATTCTGTTGATGCGAAATATCAGAAACTGCGGGCAGAACTCCATGAAGCCCGGAAAAACATTCCGCCCCCAAACCCTGTCGATGCAGACAAATTACTGGCTGCCTCTCGCGGAGAATTTGTTGAAGGGATTAGCGACCCGAATGATCCGAAATGGATTAAGGGGATCCAGACCCGCGATTCTGTGTACCAGAACCAGCAAGAAACGGAACAGAACGACCAGAAAGCGGAACAAAACAGCCCAAATGCGTTACAAAACGAGCCAGAAACGAAACAGCCTGAACCAGTGGCGCAACAGGAAGTGGAAAAAGTCTGCACCGCCTGCGGTCAGACCGGCGGCGGCAACTGCCCTGATTGTGGCGCGGTGATGGGCGACGCAACATACCAGGAAACATTCGATGACAAGAACCTGGTTGAAGTTCAGGAAGACGATTCGGAGAAAATGGAAGGCGCTGAACATCCACACAAGGAGAATGCTGGCAGCGCTCAGGACCACGCCAGCGATAGTGAAACTGGCGAGACGGCAGATCCCTTAATTACGGTGAACGGTCATCACGTTATCACATCCACCAGCAGGACGTGTGACCATCTAATGATCGACCTTGAAACCATGGGAAAAAATCCTGATGCCCCGATTATCTCAATAGGTGCAATATTTTTCGATCCGCAAACCGGAGATATGGGACCGGAATTTAGTAAGACTATCGATCTGGAAACTGCTGGCGGAGTCATTGATCGGGACACCATTAAATGGTGGCTTAAGCAATCACGCGAAGCGCAATCTGCCATTATGACCGATGAAATCCCGTTAGATGATGCACTGTTACAATTGCGGGAATTTATCGACGAAAACTCCGGTGAATTTTTGTTCAGGTCTGGGGAAATGGAGCCAACTTCGACAACACGATTTTGCGCCGTTCATACGAACGGCAGGGGATCCCCTGCCCGTGGCGTTACTACAACGATCGCGATGTGCGCACAATCGTTGAGCTGGGGAAAGCCATAGACTTCGATGCCAGAACGGCTATTCCATTCGAAGGTGAGCGCCATAATGCACTTGATGACGCCCGTTACCAGGCAAAATACGTTTCAGTTATCTGGCAAAAACTGATCCCGAGTCAGGCTGATTCTTAATGTTCAACTGTCGCCGGTTGTGACTGGTATTCTGCAACCGGCGCTCGTCTGATGTAAGAGATAAAGAAAGCGATGAGCGAAGTAATCATGATTGTCTCTCCCGGCAAATGGGTATCCGAAGAGCAGTTAATTGCGCTGAAAGGAATAAAAAAAGGTACGTTAAAAAAGGCCCGGGAAAAATCGTTTATGGAAGGAAGGGAATATAAGCATGTCGCTCATGACGGTATGCCATGGGATAACAGTCCATGCTTTTACAACCTGGAAGAAATTGATCGCTGGATTGAGCGCCAGGCATCTGCAAGACCAAGACGTCATCTTGCTTGACTAAAAGCAACACGAACCAATGAGAGAAGCTGAAATGAAATATCCGACAGGCGTGGAAAACCATGGAGGGAAATTACGTATCTGGTTTGTTTATAAAGGTGTAAGAGTCCGGGAAAATCTTGGGGTTCCTGACACAGCAAAAAACAGGCGCATTGCAGGTGAGCTACGCGCCTCTGTTTGTTACGCAATAAAAACTGGCGCTTTCGACTATGCAAAACAGTTTCCCGCCTCACACAATCTGGAAAAATTTGGTGAGGCCCGACAAGATTTAACCATAAAAGAACTGGCTGAAAAATTTCTGGCACTGAAAGAAACTGAAGTCGCAAAAACGTCACTCAACACGTACCGTGCCGTCATCAAAAATATTCTGAGCATAATCGGTGAAAAAAATCTTGCATCATCGATTAATAAAGAAAAATTGCTGGCGGTACGTAAAGAGTTACTGACTGGATACCAGATCCCCAAAAGTAACTATATTGTTACACAACCAGGGAGATCGGCTGTTACCGTAAATAATTACATGACAAATCTTTACGCCGTGTTCCAGTTTGGTGTTGATAACGGTTATCTGGCAGACAATCCATTTAAGGGGATCTCACCATTAAAGGAGTCGAGAACCATCCCGGATCCACTTTCGCGGGAGGAGTTTATCCGCCTTATTGACGCGTGCAGAAATCAGCAAGCCAAAAATTTATGGTGTGTTTCCGTTTATACTGGGATTCGCCCTGGTGAACTCTGTGCGCTTGGGTGGGAAGATATAGATCTGAAAAATGGAACAATGATAATCAGAAGAAATCTGGCAAAAGACCGTTTTACAGTACCAAAAACACAGGCGGGAACCAATCGTGTGATTCACCTTATTAAGCCCGCAATCGACGCTCTCCGGAGTCAGATGGCACTAACGAGACTGAGCAAAGAGCATATCATCGATGTTCACCTCAGAGAATTCGGCAGAACAGAGAAACAAAAATGTACCTTTGTTTTTCAACCTGAAGTGTCAGCGAAAGTAAAAAATTATGGTGACCATTTTACCGTTGACTCAATAAGGCAGATGTGGGACGCAGCGGTAAAGCGTGCCGGAATCCGCCATCGCAAATCGTATCAGTCGAGACACACTTATGCCTGCTGGTCGTTAACAGCAGGAGCTAACCCGGCATTCATTGCAAACCAGATGGGCCATGCAGATGCGCAAATGGTGTTTCAGGTGTACGGGAAATGGATGTCAGAAAATAATAATGCGCAGGTAACGCTGTTAAATACACTGTTAAGCGAGTTTGCCCCAACCATGCCCCATAACGAAGAGATGAAAAGTTAA